ACTAAGTTCATTGCGACTGCTGTACCTGAGATACTAGAGCCAATCATAATAGCTCTGTCGCTCCATACCATTCCTACATAAATCCAACAAGTTGCACTTAGAATATATGCTACCTGTCCGTATTCTATAAATCCTGCCGAGATAAGAAATACTCCGGCAACTGCTAAAATTGTTGCAGTCCATTTTACATACCAGTCTGGCGTACCTACCGGAGTAGTAGGAGTTAGATCTTCTACTTCTGTTTGTAATTGTGCAAGTTCTTCTTTAAGACGTCTTCGTTCAGCACCAAGTTCCATAGCCAACTTGCCTGCTTTAGACATAGCACTATTTTCAAAACGCTCTGTAATATCGTTATCTATTTGTTGTTCTAATTTACCTTCAGACATAGTTAGTCTCCAAAGTCAAATAAACTATTAAATGTATTATGACGCTTAGTATCTTCTAAGTCATATTTTAATACACCAATTAAGTTGTCTAGTTTGTTATCGATAATTGTTTCTGCCATTGCTGAATCATCAAATGGAAGTTCTTTAAACCATTCTGGAATACGCAATTCGTCTGTTGGGTATGCAACACTAGTATAGCCCAATGGATTTTGTTTAAGTTTACAAACAATAACTTTCATACCGTCTACAATCTCTTGCGAGTATTTGTCGCCGTTCATACGCTTTAGTGTATTCCAGTTAATGCTTGCTCGTACATGTCCGGGCATATTTGCTTTGCCTTGCTTTTGTTCTAATCGCTGATAGTGTCCAATTTTGTTTGCTCTTTTAGGTGAACCTTTTTCCCAGCCAGGGCGTTCTGAAAACTCTTTACGGAATTCTGTAATGCGTTGCAAAACTTCTTCTTGTGGAATATCAGTAAGCACCATAAGCAAAATTTCACTTAAAAACTCTTGCATAAACACAGGAGTATCTGATCTACGCAAGTCTAATCCCATTGCTTTCACTTTGCCTGGTTTACCATCTGTATCAGTACGGAACCCTTCTAAGTCATATACTAATGCTGCGTAACGCTTCTTGGTAATATACAATCCACTTTGTGCAACAATCTCTCTACCTGCCGCAATAACATCTGCACGACTCTTTGGACAGTGAAATGCTTGTGCCATAAACTTTTCGAAAGTTGTGTTTGCTTCCTCTGCAACTTGATCATAAAGTGCAATAACATTATCTTTACTCCAAGGTATTTGTCCTGATTCGATTTGCTCTTCAAGTATCGGATATGCACTAAAATACACAGAGTCTGTATCGCCATAGATAACTGCTTTACCTACATGATCATATTCGCCAGTAATAACTTTGTTTACTTCGGCACTCATGTGTTTTACAATAGTTCTACCGCTTAGTGTAGTAGATTGTCCGATGCGTTTATCAAAGAATCTACACCCTGGATTCAAAATAGCACCATACAAACTGTTTAGATTAATCTTTTTAACAAGTTGTCGTTTATCCCAAAACGCAATCTCAGTGTCATTGCCGGCATCTTTTGCTTTTTTAAGCATGCCTTGTAGTTCTTTTCGTTCTGCATACCAGCGTTTTAATAGTCCTGGAATAACACCTTCAAATTCGTGTGTAAAAATTGTACCATTTGAACTTAACATCCATGGCGTGTTACTATCAAAAATTAATTTATAAATTTCTGCGCCACTAAGGACATCTGTTTGACCGTTTTCCCAATCGATAGTTAGGGCAATGTCTTTGCGTTGCTCCATAACTGCTTCGTATTCTTCTGTACCAAAGCGTCCTTCCCATGAACCTGCAAAACTTTTCTTTTTCAAATTCATATCTTCGTGTACACGACTATCACTAATGTCAGGACGAAGTTGACCTATAATAGTTTCGGGTGCCATATTTAACGCACGAATTACTGATGGATACAGTGAGTTCAAATCCATTGAGCCGATCCATTTGTGTAGTCCTACTTTTGGAAATGCAACATAGGCGCCCGCCGCTGCTGTATTCTCATCATCACGCTTCGGCCTATTAGGAACTTGTAAACCTCTGTGATGCGCTTCATTAACAATAGCCTGTTCAGTAACAGCAACAGCACCCATAGTAGTCTGTAGCAAAACAGTGTTTGCGTGTGCAAGTTCGTTACTTAGATCAATAAATCTTAGTTTTTTGTCCAGCTTGTCTAGTAGTGCGGTATCTTGTATGTTGTATTCGATGAACTTTCTAAAGTCATTGTTGTACAACTGGTCCAAAGTGCCTTCATAAGGGACTTTGTTTTCACCAACTTCGATCTCACCAATGGCATCAAGTCTATATGTATGTCGTTCTTCATATGTGTATTTACGATATAATTCCAAACTATCTAAATGCACTCTGCCTATTAGGTCAAAGGTAACAGCTGATTTCCCATACTTTTCATATTCACGCTTCTTAGGAAGTTGTCCCCACAAACAAAAGCGTCTTGTATCGTCTTTGCTTAATACACGACTTGTTCTGTTTACAGTGTAGGGAATATCATAACCTTCGCTGTTCCAACCTGATAAGATGTCAGCATCTTCAATCAGTGTTAAGAAAGTGTCAATCATTTCACTTTCTTTTTCAAACAGCATTACATTGTCAATACCTTCGAGTGTTTTCTTTGCTTCGTCTATTGTAAGTGTTTTAGGAGGAACAGCAAGACACACCATTGTTTCTAACCATTGCAAATATACAGATATTGATGTAATAGGCATAAACGGATCTGCAGGATCAGCAAAGCCACGCTCTGGATCAAAGTCTGTCTCAATATCGAAGAAAGCAATGTTTAGTTTAGGTGCATCTTGGTTAAGATAATTTTCACTTAGACATTGAAAAATTGGATTGATATCGCTTTCAAATAAATTTTTATCTCTATTGATTGCAATTTCTTTTCGGAAGTCCTTTGTGTTTTTACACACGATGCGACTTAGAGGATCGCCATAGACACTTTTGTATTTGCCCTTAGGGTCTTGATAATAAAAAGTATATTTAACAGGATATTCTGTATAATGTCTTTTGCTGTCTTTGCGCTCTACAACACGAATAATATCAGAATCGCGATCAAAGTATGCGTCTACATAGCTCAATGTTTTTCTCCTTCGTTGCTTATGGCCAACTTAACCTTCTACATGCCCGGCAATTGCCATTGGCGTACTAATACTACTTATTACAGAATCAATCCTGCAATATAAATTACGGTTAGTCCTGCATTTAGGACTATTAAACTTTGTTCTTTCCACAGTATGCCTATTAACACCCAAAGGCTATTACTCGCAATAAATGCAAATATATACCAAGGGTAAACATTGAATGCGGCTAGTGTTGCGGCTATTAACAGACACGCTGTACTAAACCACGCTAACCACTGGTAAGGTTTTACCACCATGATGCTGCTACTCCAAATCCAAATACATTAACACATGCAAAGTATGACGTGAGTAGCATAATCCATGCCGCTCCTCTACGCCAACTTGCATATACTTGTGTTACACTTCCAATAAAAAATCCTGGATAAACTAGTAGCATATTAGGATTATCTGCATTAATAGCAAGGGTAAGACTTGCAAGAACTGTAAAGATAAAACTTATAAGTTCAAATGCAAATGCAATTCTATCACTAGTATAACTGTTGATCCAAAAGTCTTTTACTTTTTGCATATTATACCTTGTCGCGACCAACTGTGACAACAAGTGTTTCGAGGTCGTCAAACTCGTCAGCAACTCTGGTCCAGTCACCTTTTTGTGCAATTTTAATTGCTTTATTAATCATAGCAGGTTTGATGTCTAATTCTTCTGCCACTGCTTTTACAGTATCTTTTAATCCAGCCTGTAAGTCTTCAATTTCTTGTAGAACTGTAACACCTTCGTTTACAAGACGCTCTAGTTTTGCCTTTTCTTCGGCACCATATGTTCTATCACTCATGTGATTCTCCTTAATTTGTATATAATTATAGTTGATTATTTGCTGTTTGTCAAGAACTTTTTTGAGTAGGCTTCTTCAAAACCTTCCTCGTGATACACAGCTTCGTGATTACCCCAAAGACGTCTTACATATCCGTCGTAGGATTTTTTCATAGTTTCTTCTGATGTGAAGTGACCTTTTACCATATAAAATATTCTGCATATTTCTTTGTGATCAGGTATCACTTTCTTCATCCTTTGTTTTATACTGCCAATTTTCAGTGTGTCCAACACTCCATTTTGGAGTAGTTTCAACTGTATAGTTTTGTGTACAAACTTTAAAGTCTGGCTGGAGCAATTTATCGCCTATTAAACTCTGGTCACGCCAAATTACTCTGTTGTTTGGTTGTGCGGCAAATTGTCCGTTGTCTAGTTTAATAACATTGAAAGTTTTGTGTTCTGGATCATGTTCTGAAAAGTTTGTATCTAGTGTACTGCTTTCACTATGACATGTGTCTATAGTAAACATATATTCTCCGGAGTGCATCTGTTTATCTTTTCCGTAGTATTCGCACATACTTAGTAAAGGCTTTTTAATAACTGTTAGATTATAATCAAAGCAATCCCAAAGTTGTAAGTTATCTAATGGCAGATCGCCGTGGTCTTCTTTCCATACAAATGCTGATATAGGAAGTTTATCAAACAAAGCACCATACTCTGGAAGTAGTGTTTCAAAGTAAAAGGCTTTGCCTTGTACGCTTTTTACACTTATCCATATGCCTTCTGTGTATTCGCCATGTCCTTTTTCAAGATCATACAAGTATTCTTTGCGTACTAGTACAGGTATAGGTGGTAGATTATGTACTAAAAATGCCATGTGATTCCTTGGTTAATATTTCAAAACCTTTTAGTTCTTCTTTGTACTTATCATCTTCGCCAAGCATAAAAAATTTAAATCCTTGCGCTTTATAATAAGCACATTCACTTCGTAATGTTTTATAACCAAGTTTTAATTTAGGATTTCTATAATCCCAAGCAAATTGGTCAGCCAGCACTGTTGACTTACTTGGAAATTTATATATTAAACTCCATGCCACTAATCGATCTTGGTCGTAGTATCCTAATACATCTGCATTGTACTTGCTGTTGCTGTCCCATTCCTCTTGAAAAACAGGATGCGGATTATCTATATTATTATGGTCTATATATAGTTTATATATGTGTTCACATGCTTCAAAATCTCTTAAACTTAAAAATTTAAATGGCATTTGTTTATAATTTGTTTGTTCAAGGTTTATTCTACAGATCATCTATCAACTACATCTTTATAATATTGTTTATCCCAGTTTTTGTAATAGTTTTGTTTGTCAAGTATGCGTCTTGCTTTGTCTAGTTTTTCAGCTTCTTGTAATAATATAAGTGCATATGTACCTTGATTAAAAATAAGATCTTTAACACGCTCTTCTTCGTCGGGATGATCTTCTAGTGCAACAAATCCACGCTCCGACAAAAACTTTTCTGTGGTTATATCAACACACTCTTCTAAATCTTCAGCACTAATAAGATCAGCTTCGCAACCTAAAATTACTACTTCTTTACCCTTGGGCCAGTGATAAGTATAATTTTCGATTTCAGCAATAAAATATTCTTTCATACTTAATTGTGACAACGGTCTAAGTTGATTTATTACTATTTTGTTGGAGATTAATGCTTGTTTAGCAAAAGGACAGGGTGGAAGATTGTTTAATGTAGGTGTTGGAATGTTTAAGAAATTTTCAATCCACTCATTGATGCTTTGTTCGAGCATTTCATATTTTACGCTTTCTAAGTTCGTTATACAAACGCTCTTTTATAGATTCTTCTTCTTTGTTATCTTTATCTTTATTTTTAGATTTATCTAATACTTTTTGCATAGAAATTATGTTGCTTCTAAATGCGGGATTAGTCATTAGTTCGGCCATTAATCCTACATAGGGTCTAATAGCTTCTCTTTCATTCTTTTCAAGTATTTCACCGTTTGCTGCTTTTTTTAATCCTCTAGCAATTAATGGAGCATCATCGACTTCTGGATTAATTGCGCCGCCAACAGTTGATGCACTAGGAGTTAATGCCAACACATCAATGTCATCTTCTCCTACGAGTTTGTTTTTTAATGGATGAGGTTGTTCACCTGTTGAACTTGGTTTAGAAACTTTTGGCATAGGATCAGATCCTTTTGCTTGCCCTGCACTGCCTGTTTTTTGTGTTTCTGTTATTCCAGCAAGTTTAGCAAAATCGCTTACACTATCGATACCTAACGGCATTGATCCTTGTGGTACTGTTACACTTTCAGTAACATAATCTTTTGCAGGAGCAACTTCTTGTGCCGGAGCATTCGCCATTTGTCTAAGAGCTTGCATATCCGCTTCAGGATTAGATGGAAACAAGTCCTTCATCATAGAACTCATTTTATAAAAATCAGTCATATTAACCTCTACCTAATGCTATCTGTATTGCTTTGTCCACGTCACTTTTTACATATCTTTTGGGAAACTCTTTGTCTACATTTCTATAGATCCATTGTGTTCCTTTGCGTCTAATGTTTTTGTTCACCCATGTAATAAGTTCATCGTTTTGTGGGCCGTGCATAACTGTATCCCACGCTTTTGATAACCAATTTTCTTCTTTTAGAAGTTCTTGTATAAGCATTAGCCAACCTTCACACAGTTGTCTACAGTCTTTCCGCCTTTTTTCTTAGTGCCCATGCGTCTGTAGCCCTTCCAGCATACTTTGCCGTCAACACCTTTTTGCTTTTCTTCGTCTAGCGTTTTGTAACTTGGCTTACCGCACTCTTTACAAAGTTCGTCTTTTGATTCAGTTTTCTTTCTAAAGTTATCTCTTAGTTTTGGTATAGGATCAGATCCTTGCATACTAGTAGCTGCTGCAGCTGCAGCTTTTTTAATATCTTCTGGATTAGCATCAGGTTTTAACCTACCAATAGCACGGTAAAATGCTTTAAATAATTCTGCTGTAAACCCACTTGTATTTTTAAAGTAATCATCTACACTTTTAGCAGTTGTGCCAAAATCTGCATCAGGTGGTGTCATACCCAATGCCTTATCAGGTGGTGTCATACCCAATGCCTTATCAGGTGGTCCAGGCTTGAACGGTCTTGCAGGAAGTTCTTCTTTAACTTTACTTAATTTTTTTTTTGATTCTAACATTGCAGTTAGACCATCTTTATACGAAGATTTTTTAGCTTCTTCTACTTGCTGTTCAGCAAACTTCATTTCATAATCTAGATTGTGGTATACAGAGCTGATGTAATCTGCGGCTTTGGTAATCTTAGCCTGTTGCCAACCTTCAAGACCTTGTGCTTCACTAACACCTTTGAGCATTTCGTGCAGTTTGATAGCGTATTTTGCTAGTTTATATAGATCGGATCTAGCCATCTGTACTTCATGATCGCGCTCAGCCATATCAGCCATATCTGCTAGACCTTCGTTTGTTTTGTGTTTAATTTCTTCGTGCCGCATTGTTTTCTCCGTATATAGTATTTATGCGGCACGAAGAAAT